GGCGGAGAACCCCGCCGATCTGGAACGCCGGATTGCCGAATTGCAGGCGAAATTGAAGGCCAGTCAGGCCGCATAGAAACGAGAAAGCCCCGGCGCTTGCAGGCGGAACCGGGGCTTTAGATACAACGTGGAGTTAATTATGGCAAAGGCAGACACAGATTTCCAGACAGCTAAAAATTCTCCTCTGGTTACAGAGTACGAGCCATTCAGGCTTGAGGCGATCCAGGATGGTAGTGGCTTCTTTCTGGTGCAGCCCGGTCTAGGCCCAGAGGAGGACGCATGCATCCGCTTGCCGACGATGCAGGCATACGAAGTTGCGCGGAAGATCATTGAGGCGGTAGACGGCGCCGTAGCCATCGCCGAGGAGCGGCGCAATGGCTGATGTCGACCTCTGGATGCCGCTATACATCGGCGACTACATGTCCGGAACGTCCAGGCTCACTACTGAGCAGCACGGCGCCTACCTGCTGCTCATCATGGACTACTGGAAGAACGGCGCGCTCCCCGACAACGACGCCATCCTGGCTCAGATTACCCGGCTCCCGCCTGATGCTTGGAGCATGCACCGAGCAGTGCTTGAGCATTTCTTCACGGTCGAGAACGGCGAGTGGAAGCACAAGCGCATCGAGCGCGAGATGGATGCCGCCCGCGACAAGAAGCAGAAGGCCAGCGAGAAGGCGAAAGCCGCAGCACAAGCGCGCTGGGAGAAGGACGCCGAGCAACAAGCAAAGCAAGAGAAAAGCAACGAGCAATGCTCCAAGCATGCCACAAGCAATGCTCAGGCAATGCATGAGGAGTGCCCGTCACCATCACCTTCACCATCACCATTACAAACACCGGGACCGTCACAAGATATTGCGCCTTCGGCGCCTCGCGCTGGCAAGCAGCGCAAGCCCAAGCGAGCAACCCAGCTCCCTGAAGATTTCGAGCCCAGCGAGAACAACCGGCAGGTGGCGGCGGAGCAGGGCGTGAGTATCCATGACCAGCTACCGCAGTTCCGTGATTACCACCGGGCCAAGGGCTCGACGATGAAGGATTGGCACGCAGCCCTGAACACCTGGCTACGCAATGCCAAGAAGTTCGACGGCGGGCGCACCGGCAAACCGCCCCAGGAAACCCCCCATGAACGCGGTCAGCGCATGGCGAGAGAGCGAGGGATTATCCAATGAACGCGAACGACTACCCCGAGTTTGTGACGCTGTGGACCCAGGTCTGCGAGGTGTACGGCAAGCCGCCATCCGATGGCGCCCTGGACCTGATGTTTAACGCACTCAAGCGGTTCGACCTGGACGCGATCAAGCAAGCCCTGACCGCCCACGTCAACGATACCCAGCACGGCGACTTCGTGCCCAAGCCTGCCGACATCGTGCGCCACATCGAGGGCGACGGCGATACCCGGGCGCTGTCCGCTTGGGCCAATGTTGAGGATGCCATCCGCCGCGTCGGCCCCTACGAATCTGTGGTGTTCGACGACCCGCGCACCATGGCGGTCCTCGAGGAAATGGGCGGCTGGATCAAGCTGTGCGACGTGACCGACCGCGACCTGCCGTTCAAGGGCAACGAGTTCAAGAAGCGCTATCAGGCGTACATCTCCCGCCCGCCGGAGCGGCACCCGTCGAAGCTTCTGGGCATGAGCGAGGCGACGAACGCCGGGGAGCATGACCAGTTCGTGCCGGAACCGCGCCTGATCGGCAACCCGCAGAAATGCCTCGCCGTGATGAAGCAGGGCGCCGAGGCGCAACCCGGCATCAACCGACTTTCCGACGCGCTGAATGGCGTGGCGGGCCGACTGACCAGCAAGAGCGAGGTGGCGTAGATGAAGACCGAAAACGGATGGGTTTTGATCGTGGTTCTCGGGTTTGTGGTCGGCATGTTTTTTGGCTACCTGCTGACGATTGCCACAACACAGAAAGACTGCCGCCTCATGGGCGCCTCGCGTATCGGCAACATGACCATCAGCTGCCAAGTGGAGGACGTGCAATGAAAACCTCCGTCCGCGAATCCAGCCTCATGGCCTACGACGCCCTCAAAACCGCCGACCTGGGCCGGCAGGAGCGCCAAGTGCTCGCCGGTGTGGCGCTGCTTATCCGAACTGGCCGTGACTCTGATGGCTGGGTCAGCCGCCGGCAGATCGCGCAGCTCACAGGCCTGGAAACGTCCACCGTCGCGGCGCGCACCAACTCGCTGGTCCTCGCTCACCGGCTGGTGGAATCCGAGGATCTGACGCCGTGCCCGGTGACGGGGCGGAGCGTGCATATGGTCGGATTGCCGGCCTCTGAACAGGAGAGTGCTGCGTGAGCGCTTATCAAGAATTCATCCAGAAGAAGCAATTCAACCAAGTGTGCGTCGGGTTCGAGCCTCAGGCCCTTTCTGGAAACCTATTTGATTTCCAGCGTGCGATTGTCGACTGGGCTTGCCGTCGCGGTCGCGCCGCCATCTTCGCTGACACGGGGCTCGGCAAAACGCTGATGGAGCTGGAATGGGCGCAGCAGGTCGCTGATCACACCGGCAAGCCTGTGCTGATCGTTGCGCCGCTGTGTGTCGCTCACCAGCACGTCAGGGAGGCTCGCAAGTTCGGATTTGAGGCGATGTACGCCCGTGAACAATGCGAAGCGTCAGGCCAGATTGTGCTCACCAACTACGAAATGCTGGGATGGTTTGATCTGCAGGAGTTTGGCGGCATCGTTCTGGACGAATCCAGCATCCTCAAGAACAGCACCGGCAAGATGCGGAACAAGATCATCGCCGACTGCCAGTCCGTGAACTATCGGCTGTCCTGCACTGCAACCCCTTCGCCGAACGATCACATGGAGCTGGGCAATCAGGCCGAGTTCCTGGGAATGATGACTCAGGCCGAAATGCTGGCCATGTTCTTCACCCACGACGGTGGTGAGACGCAGAAATGGCGGCTCAAGGGTCACGCCAAGACTCGATTCTGGGAATGGATGGCCTGCTGGTCAGTGTGCATCCGAAAGCCGTCCGACCTGGGGTTCTCCGATGACGGGTACGACCTGCCCGGGCTCACGGTCCATCAACACGAAGTCGAATCGCACGGCCCGAAAGAGGGCGAGTTGTTTGTCACGGAGGCGCAGACCCTCACTGAGCGCCGCCAGGCCCAGCGCGACAGCATTGCCGACAGGGTGGCGAAGGTGGCCGAAATCGCGAACGCAGACGGCGAGCAATGGCTGATCTGGTGCCATCTCAACGACGAATCCGACGCGCTGGTAAAAGCGATCGACGGCGCTGAGGGCATCAAGGGCAGCGACGACATCGACAAGAAAGAGGACCGCATGATGCGGTTCAGCGCCGGCACCCTCCGCGTGCTGGTCACCAAGCCGTCAATCGCCGGTTTCGGCATGAATTGGCAGCACTGCAACCGCATGGCATTTGTTGGCCTATCTGATTCGTTCGAGCAGTACTACCAAGCGGTACGCCGGTGCTACCGATTCGGACAGAAGCGGCCGGTCCAGGTCCATATCGTCACCGCGCAGGCTGAGGGCGCGGTGAAAGCCAATATCGAGCGCAAGCAGGCACAGTCCGACGAAATGAGCGAATCCATGGTCGCCCACATGCGCGGCCTCATGCAGACCACTGTCACGGGGGCAAAGATGCAGAAAGCCGACTATCAAGAGGACGTGGCCGAAGGCGAGGGCTGGAAGCTGCATCTTGGCGATTGCGTGGAAACCGTTTCCAAGTTTGAGCCGGACAGTCTGGACTACAGCGTTTTCAGTCCGCCCTTTGCCTCGCTGTACACCTACAGCAACAGCGACTACGACATGGGCAACTGCAAGGATGACGCCGAGTTTTACGAGCAATTCCAATTCCTGATCCGTGAAATGCTCCGCGCCACCAAACCGGGCCGGTTGGTCAGCTTCCATTGCATGAACCTGCCGACCAGCAAGGCGAACCACGGCTACATTGGCATCCGCGATTTCCGGGGCCAGATGATTCAAGCGTTCGAGCGCGAGGGCTGGATCTTTCATAGCGAAGTCTGCATCTGGAAGGATCCGGTGATCGCGATGCAGCGCACCAAGGCACTGGGCCTGTTGTGGAAGCAGATCAAGAAAGACAGTGCCATGAGCCGCCAGGGCATCCCCGATTATCTGGTGACCATGCGTAAGCCGGGCGAGAACCCGGACCCTATCAGCCACACGCCTGACGACTTCCCGGTGGATCTTTGGCAGAAAATCGCCTCGCCGGTCTGGACGGACATAAACCCGAGCCGAACCCTGCAATACCGCGAAGCCCGCGACAACGACGACGAGCGCCACATTTGCCCCCTGCAACTGGATGTGATCGAGCGCGCACTGATGCTGTGGAGCCGCAAAGGCGACCTGGTGTTCTCCCCGTTCGCCGGCATCGGCTCGGAAGGCTACTGCGCCCTCAAAATGGGGCGCCGGTTTGTCGGCTCCGAGCTCAAGCCCAGCTATTGGGATGTTGCCCGAAAGAACCTACATGCTGCCGTTCTGGAGCAGGGCGACCTGTTCAGGGAGGTGGTGTGACTACCTTCACTGAACCCGACGCCGCCCTGGAAGAAGCCGTGTTCCTCGCAGAGCAAACCGGCTGGCCCCAGGCCATCGTTAACGGCGAGCAGGGCATGACCGTCATGGCGAAACACCGGGCGTATGGCATGGAGATTCTGGAGGTGGTGCATGGCTAAACAGAAGCGAACCGTCCTGCTCCGCGTCACCGATGACGGGGCTTTCGTGCCCGCTGACGACTTGAGTAAGCAGCTGCTCCGCCAGCGGAAGATCCGCCGCGGCGACCTGGTGTCCGCCGACCCGAAGAAAGCCCGCAATCCCACCGCCTGGAAGCGCGCCCACAAGCTGGCCCAGCTGCTGATCGAGAACCTGGACGACTTCACCAGCATGGACGCGCACAGCGTGCTGAAGCGCCTCCAGTTCGAGGCGGACATCGGCTGCGAGCGAATGGACGTGAAGGTGCCCGGGTACGGCGTGGTCAGCCAGCGGTGGCCGAAATCCATGTCCTTTGACCAGATGGACGAAGGTGAATTCCAGCAGGTCTACGGCCAGTTCTGCCAGCACATCATCGACATGTACTGGAATGGGCTGACCCAGGACCAGATCGAGCAGATGAGCAACCTACTTGGGGTAGCAGCATGAGCAAAATTCGCGAATGGCTTAAACAGAACGCAGAGCTGGTTCCGTCCAGCCATGGCAACGAGTGGGTGACCAAGTCTCGCGGAGACTACATCACCCTGGAGGGCATGGAGGACAAACTGGATTATCTGGTCGAGCACGGGATAGCCGAGAACGTCAGTTCGATATGGGAGGCCGGCAAGCCAATTTGCATCGGATTCAACCCGGAAGAGGGCAAGTGGTACGGATGGTCCCACCGGGCAATCTGCGGTTTTGGCGTCGGCTCGAAGTGCGAGCGCGGAATGTGTCATTACCGGCCGGTGGATAAAGACGACTTCCTGCAAGAGTGCATCCGGTTCTGGACCGAAGAATATCACCAGAATATCCGTGCTGAGCACCGCGGCGACCATGTCTATGTCGAATGGGAGTATTCCGGCGCAACACCAAACGAGAAGATTCGCGGCCACATCGGCGGCGTTAAGTGCCCCTATCCCTCGGAGTTCGGAAAGGGGGAGTGGGAAGCCAAGACGCTGGCTGACGCTCGCCAGATGGCAATCGACTTTGCGGACGACGTGGCCTGATGCAAGGCGGCAAAGCACCCACAGCCAAGCAAAAGCGTTGGCAAGACTGGCTCCGCGACCAGGGCTGCGCCTGCTGCGGCATGCCGGCGGAGATTCACCACTGCGTCGGGTCCAC